TGAAAAGTTCAAGAGTCAGAAGGAATCTCTGCGCATTTCAGAAATCTCAACAGTAAAAGATGTAAGTTTTAAACAAAATCAGTTGCTTACTGGTTGAGCTACTGACAATATCAACTTAAATATAGCAGACCTAAGCCAAAAGTCAGCTGAAGAGCTTCAAGAAATGCTTGAAGAATTAAACTAAACACTTAACATATGATATATTATGTTAAGTGTTTTTGACGCATTTAAGCCATTACTTGAGTATAGTATAATTATATGATCTAGGTGCTAATAAAATATATAGATATTAGATCAATATATTAAGTAATTACTTAATACTTATTTAAATAGCTTTTAAGCTTTCTTTTAATCTCTGGTATATAAGTTATCCTTTTCGACATTAAGACAGCTTAGAAATTACCTCAGCACAGATTGTGAGCAGATTAGAGCATAAAACAGAACAAACAAAACCAAATAATCATTTATTTACTTACCCCTACCCCTGTATTTTAAGAATAAATAATTAAGCGTTAAGGTAAATCACAAAAATTCTGACATTTTTCAAACATTTTTATTGACAATTCCACCTGCGTGGGTATAACTTAAAAACTATCCACCATGGCGTCTCTTGTCTACATTTCGCCGGCGTGGCTTGTTTTTATTCTCCTCCCATTTTCCAATCACCCCCTCTTCTCAGAAACCCCTCTACTTTCACAAATCGAAAAAAATTTCTGAAAAATTTTCCTCGCCAAAAGATATTTTCTTCTTTGATTGAGAATTTTCTTTCAAAAAACTTTTGACTTCCTGCGTTTTTGTTATAATATACCCCTACAAAACAAAACTAGAGTTTGCAGCTCTTCGTTATGAACTCTGAAAAGTTTTAACTTCCTATGGCTGCAAAACATAGGAAGTTTTTTAATATTTAAAAATATTTATTATGACAATAACAATAGCAGTAATTATAATATATTTATTATTATGATGATTAATTATAAGTATTGATTTTATTACAGAAGCAGGAGAAGATTATAAAAATGCATCTTACTTGAAAAAACTTCTTGTTAAGATAGTATTAATGATATTTTGGTTACCTTGTGTTTTATTTATTCATGAATAAGAATAGGAAAACGCCCTCCGAGACGAGTATAAACTAACAATATTAAGTTATTGTGAAACTTACTACTCACATTAAATTGTGGGTTGAGTGTATAATAAAAAACCCTGGAGATATACTATTGTTAGTTAATTTTAAATTCTAATTAATAGCTTCAGGAGATAGGTAAGGACTACTAAGACTATCACACACATAGGAAGCCTGATTTAGTCTAAGGTGGGTACTATGGTTAAAACTATTTATACACTCAACTTACTATTTAATAACAACAACTGATGAACCAATATTTAGAGAACCTTAAAAAAGAAAAGGAAAAGTTAAAAATCCAAAAAGAAGAAGCTGAGGTGTTGGTTAAAGATTACAATACTCAATTACTTGACATAATGAATACAGGTTCTTTTTGTCCTATATTACAAAGAAAGGAGGCACAAGTAAAAAGGGTAGCTGAATTAACAAAGGATATAAAAAAGATTGCAGGGAGTATTATAGAATTTAATGAATAGATTATGGAAATAAATACTAAATTTAATATAAATCAAAAAGTATTCTACATGGAAGATAATAAAGTACAAACTGTTACAATATCAATAATTGAAGTAAAAGTATCAGAAAATTCTTATATTGAAAATATATTTGAAATAAACTACAAAACCACTAAATGAATGTCTGAATGAAAAACTTTTAATGAGAGTTACTTATTTTGATCTAAACAAGAACTATTGAATAGCCTTTAATTAAATAACTATTAAGAGATGAGTGAATATAAAGAAGAACAATGAATGCACTACTGTGAAATACAAAAACGTCGGGTGTATTCTTGTGACCATTATAATTGTAATTAATAACCAATAACACTATGATATGCTATAATTGAAGATGTGTACTAGAAGAGTCAGATAAAATTAAATTTAAAAAAAATATCAGAGAATCTTTTGAAAAACGAATAAATAAATTATTTAAAGATAAACAACTTATTAAATAACCAATAACACTATGTATATAAACGATGAATGATTTTTATGTGAGCAAAAACATATTTGATTAGAAAAAAAAGAAGATTGAAAAATACGGGGAGTTCATAAAGAAATTAAATACAAAGTAAACAAAGACTGACTATTTGAAGAGATTAAATATTAATAATTAACATAAAAAATTATGCCTGAAAATACTGAACAAACTTTTTGAGAACAAGCTGTAGGAGTTGCTTTTAATACATTTTGAGACGATAAAGCCTTAAAAATCAAGAGAGCATTTGCTTCTTTGATTGATATTATTCATGAGCACGATTTGTGAGATGCTTACGAAAAAAGAGATTCATATTTAAAAAATACTTTCAGAGGAATGGCAATTAGAGCTTGTATAACTGCTCAAATGGCTGCTGTGAAATTTATTACTTTTAAAGATTAGTAATTATGAATTGTTTTAGAATTTTAGAAATTATTACTTGCTTATTTATAATTGCATGAGTATGCTTGCATTACTATAAATTCTTAATATTATAAAATTTATGGATGAAAAAGATATAAATTGGAATTCCACATGAGACTTAATATATTATTTTTGAAAATAAAATTATGAAAAAATATAGAATTATTTACAAAGAGGAAGAATGAAAATACGAATGTCAGATATATTCTTGATTGGTAGCAACTTATGCTGCTGATTGATGGAAAACTATGGATAATTGAACTTTCCTAACATTATGAGATGCTAAAAAATTTATAGAAAAAATCAGAGATGTAAAAAATATTGTAAATGTCGTAAAAGAGTACGAATTTTAAAAAAAAAGAAGTTAAATCTTCTTTTTTTTTTGCTTTTTTCTAAAAAAATTTTAAAATAATCATAGATTATTTCTAACAACAAAATATGGCAAATACATCATTATCGAAATTAAGGTCAAAAACAAGACTGGAAATGAAATTAGACAAGATTTGACGCGTCTGGAACGACGATGAATTAACAGATGCTATAAATGAGGCTATATTAGAGGTTCAAAACTATTGAAACTTTAAATGGTCTGAAAATAGAGATATTTTTCCTCTGTTTGATTCAGTTCCTGATCAACAAGCATATGATTTGCCTGATGATTTTCAAAGTGCTGATCTTGTTAAAATTGATTGAAAAGAATTAGATTCAGCTGATTTTATTGAATTAAAAGCATTTTATTCATCTTTTCCATCATGAACACCAATTAACTATTCTATTTTTGGTTGAAAACTACAATTGACACCAATTACTACAATAATATGAGATATTGACTTAACTTATAGAAAATTTTTACCAACACTAACTGATAATGCTGATTTAAGTCCTTTTTCTCTTCAATTTGATAGAGCTATAGTATTATTTGCATCATATGCTTTACTTACAAAGCCTGGAGATGCCAAGAACTTTAGTAGGGCGCAAATAAAATTTGATAAAAGATATAAATGAGAGATAAGTAAATTATATAATGCGTTTTTATTACCTGATAGAAATCAATTACAATATAAAAATTCTTATAGGTCTCCAACAAGAAGAATTTCTAGAAGAACTTTTAATTAATAATTATAAAATATGCCAAAAGCTACAGTTAAAGATTTTGGATGAGGATTAAATTTACAAGAGCCATCTACTCTAGAAGATAATCAATTTGAAGAATTATTAAATATGTTTTATGATTCTGATTGAAGATTACGTAGTAGAGCTTGAATTTGATTATTCTGAAATCCAATTCCATGAAATAAACCACCAACATCTTGGTTTTTTTATAAAAATCCTACTACATTACTAAGAACTGCTTTAGTATCTTCTTGAGAGGATGTATTTAAGTATAATGAATGAACTTGAGCTTGGGTTTCTATAAAAACATGACTAACAGAATTTGAGACTGATTGAGTAACTAGGACTCGTTGGTCTTTTGCTGTTTACTTAAATAAAATATACTTATGTAATTGAATAGATGATTATGCTGAATACGATTCAGCTACAGATACTTATACAGCTTTAGCTTCTCAACCAAAAGTAAGATATTTAGCATTTCTATGAGATTCTATATATTGAGCATGAGAAGATTTAAATCCATCTATGTTATATGCTACTGACGCAGGAGCTATAGACTGAAGAACATTAGACGCTAATGAAGTATTGGTTTGATGAGAAGAATTTTGAAGAATAAATTGATTAGAAGAACTACAAAAAGAAGTTCTAGCATTTAAAAATAAAAAAATCTACTCAGTTCCATGAGATTTGACTTCAGCTCTACCATTAGATGCTGAAAATGGTTGATATTGAGATAGATCTATACAAAGAGTTTGAAATTCACTAGTATATTTCAACGACAGAGGGTTTAATACCCTTCAAGCTAAATCTGGTATAACTTGAGTTTCAGCCATCCAGGATGAGCCATTAAGTGATGATGTGAGAGCTTTAACAAGTTTAACAAAACCTAAACAGTATAATACTACTATATGATCATATATTCTTCCTCTTACGAATTATTATTGAATGTTTGACACATCATGAGACGATAAGCCAGATACTACATTAGTATATAGTTCTCTTCAAAAATCTTGGGCTCAATACAATTGGCCTTCTATGTATAGCTTTTGAGAATATGAGGATGAAGATGGAATAATACATTATATATGAACATCTGCTACATCTTGACAAGTATTTGAACTAGAATCATGACTAGATGATTTATGATTAGCTATTGATTATAAGTTGAAAACAAAAAAATATGATTTTGGAGATCCTACAGAATGGGATACTCATACTGCTGTAGATTTGGTTTGATTAAAATCACCATGAGACGACATAGAGGTTTCTATCTTGGTTGATTGAAATGAGGTATGATGATCTACTATAACTGATGATTTTACTAATCCAACAAGTGATGTTTTGCCTATTTGAACTTCTCCTATATGAATAGGGGCAATATGATGAGGTTGAATAGAAAACGGATGAATAAACCTATTCCAATATAAAATAAGAGTCCCTATGTATGAATCATGATCAAATATACAAGTAATTTTGACTGCTAGTAGTAAATCACTAATATTTACACTAGATAAGTTAAATTTACATTATGAGAATGAAGATGTAGACTTATTTGAATTTGCCAATATTTGATAACTTATAAAAAATGACTAATTTAACTTCAATACCTTTAGAAGATTGATTTGAAACCAGTTTATCGCAGTCTTACGATTGACAACTTTGAACTGTAAACGTAAATAAAGTTCCAAACTTTACATTTCCTGTTTGAGAAACTACTTTTATTGTTATAAACCCTAAGAACGATAATATCCAAATAGCTGAGATAGATTCTTATGATGCTGTATTAAAAACATTAAATGTTTCTAATATTACATTAGAGAAATGAGCATGAGTAAATTCTACTGCTCAAGATCATCCTGTAAACTCTACATTGATAATTTCCAATAATTATCAATTCTGGAAAAATATTAAAGATGCTATAAATAGTAAAATAGATGCAGATGACTGATTATGAGTTATTTATGCCGACGAAACAGCTAGAGACGCTGTTATAACATCTCCAACTAATTGAATGCAAGTATACGTAACTTCATTATGATTATTTACAGATTATATAGGTTGAACTTGGACTAACAGAGCAACTTGATCTACTCCAAATGCAAGTGAAGCTGTAGCTGGTAAGGTTGAGATGTGAACGCAAACAGAATTTAATACACAAGTAACTACTTGATGAACATGAGCTGAATTAACTTTTTGAGCTGATAAAATAATAGGCTGAGCTTCTTATATATGAATACCTTGAGAATTAAAATTATGGACTATTGACACACCTCCAGCATCTTGGTTAATAGCTGATTGAAGTGCTATTAATAGGATTACTTATGCTATATTATTTGCAGTAATATGAACTACTTATTGAGTATGAGATGGTTCTACTACATTTAATATACCAGATTTAACAGGTAATACACCAGTAGGTAAAGATTGAGCTACATTTAATGCGTTATGAGATACTTGAGGTACAGAAACACATACACTTACAACAGGAGAAATACCATCACATAATCATAATGTTTTAGTTTGAAGTTGATTATCAAATGAGGCAATATGAGCTACAAATTATCTATCTGCAAGTTCTTCAGCTTGAAATACTATGGGTAAAAATTCTAATGATACTGTCAATACAACAATGATACAAGTTTCTTGATGATGAGCTTCACATAATATTTTACAACCATATTTAGTAATAAATTATATAATTAAAACTTAATAAACAACCTATGGCTACAATACAAGAAGAAGAGTTAAGACTTGGTAGAATACTAAGGTCTGATGAAAAAAGTGAACTAGAACAATCAGAATGATGATTGTCAGCTAAACCTAAAGAAGAATGACCTTCTATGAATGACATTCTTGATGAAACTCTTGCAGAAGAAGCGGCTGCTAAAAAAGAAGAAGTTATAGAGGATGTAATTACTCCTAAAATCCCAACAAAAGAAGACGCTGTAGTTATATGAGACGAAATAACTGGGGAAGCCCCTGAAGAACCTACGTCGCTTTTTGATTGACTTGATAGAGAAGGTATTATATCTGTGATTAATAAATGAGATGATAAATCAAAATCTTTAGTTAAGGAGCTTAAAAATAGAAGAGACATAGAATGAGTTACTTGAGAACAAGATCCTATATTAAAAAATATTTGATTTTCTACTATAAAAGATGAAGTATGAGTTGCTGAATCTGTTTTATCTGATGAAGTTTCATTAAATTTTGCTGATAAACTTATTAGTTGAGCTTTTGAAAAAGAATGATTATCAACTACATCTGATGATACAAAAATATCAGATTTTTTAAAATGACAATGATTAACTGATACTCAAATTAAACAAATATTAAAATCTAGAGATTTTAGGTTAAAAGAAGAAAGAATTAAATGAGCATGAGCTACAAGTGTAGAAGCTAAAGAGGCTTTATTAGAAGATGCGTTAACTAAAAAAACAGAACAAATAAATAAGCAAGTTACAGCTCAACAAAAGCTTCTACAAAGACAAAGAAGTTTGAGATGAGTATGAAGATCTTCTGCTACTGAAGCTGATATGGTAGAGTTGCAAGAGAAGTGAGATTCTTTGATTTCATCTGCACAGGCAGCATCTAAATTAGAATTAGATATATTCAAAGCAAAGCAAGAATGAGCTGATGAAAAAAGAATTGCTTCATTACAAGAATCTTTAACTAAAGCTAATACAGCACTTCAAACTAAATTACAATCACAGTTAGAATCTCAAGCAGAATTAGTTGCTCAATGAAAAATAGAATCGCAATCAGCATTTGATTCTTTGGTTGGATCATTAGAAATAGCTTGAGTAGATAAAGATTGAATAGATAAAAATGCTACTGAATTATTATGATATGTTTCAGATAAATTTGGTAATCCAGTTATGGTTGATTGAAAAAAAGTTAATTTTTCTTGAGCAGCATGAGATGCTGATGCTGTAACATGATATGTAGAAGATATCTTAGCTTGAAGATTAACTAGATGAGAAGTTCCGAGTAAAATAAGGAATAAAGTAATATCTGCACTAGCATTAAAAAGAGATCCTAGTGATATTTTATCAGCAACTCAAATAACTGAGTCTAGATCTTTAGCTAAAGAATTATTTGGTAGCACGAAAACAGAAAATGTAAATGCTATACAATCTTTAATGTCAGAATGATTATCTAGTAAGGAAATTAAAAAACAATTATCAGAAATTTGATTTAGTGAAGATTATACATGAGCATTAAGAAATGCTATGTCTTCTGCTACTATAGCGTGATTTACAAAAGAAGAAAAATGATCTCTTATAACTGAATTTAATAGAAGGTTAGATGAAGAAGATGAGGCGTCTGCTAAAGAGTTTTTATTACAGGCGGCAGTAGAATCTACGTGAGAAAAAGTAAAAGAAAAGATGCAAGGTAGAAAAGACGTTATTTGAGCCTTAACTGATATAGCTAAAGATTTACAAGCTTTTCAAGAATGAGGATGAGATACATGAATATTAACAGGTGTTACTGAGACTTTTGAAAGTAAAGTATTATGAGCTACTCAAGATCCTAAATTAGCTGCTATTGCTAGTAAAATAGCTTTAGCTATACAAGAATATAGACAATCTCGTTCTGGTGCAGCTTTTTCTGAAAGTGAAGCAAAAGAATATGCTGATGTGTTTCCAGGTATATGAAAAGTCGCTGAATTAAATGCAGCAAAAATATTTTCTATAATTGATGTCTTTAATAATTCAACAAATAATTTCTATGAATCAAAATTCTGAGCAACTAACTACAATAAGGTTTTTCCTGATTGAGTATTATCTACATTATATCCAGGTGTAAATATTCCATGACAAACATGAATATCTGCCGCTGAATCTACCATAACAAGTCAAAGTTCAGACGATGAGATTAGTAATTTAATATTTGGTTGAGATTCAGGAATTGTTACAGAAACTATTACAGATATAAAGTTAAATGTAGATTCAACAGATGATGATTTAGATTCTTTTTTCTGAGACAAGGGTTTAGATAATGCAGAACAACCTGCTACACCAAAGGGGAAAATAGGTTGAATCCTATGACCTTTACAAAATAAAGTAACTGTAATAGAGAAATGATGAGACAATACTGTATTATGATTAAGTTGATGAAGCTTAACTTTTAGAACTAATAACCCCTTAGCTATTACAGCTACTTGAACTTGAAGTGCAGAAAGATTAACTACTAAATTCTGAGCTATTCCAGACTTATTTAGTCCTGATAGTGTTGATAATCTAGTATTAAATTTTAAAACAGTTGAAGAATGATTAAAAGCTTGAAGACAACTACTTGAATCTAAGTGAAATTTAAGTATAAATAAGTTATTAGAAAGTCATACTTGAACTTCTGCAACTTGACATAAAGCTCAAGCTACTAAATTATGATTAGATTTAAATAAAACTTATGCAAGTTTAAATGAATCTGAAAAAAATAAAGTAATAGAAGCTATTAAAATTGGAGAATGATTTAGAAAATGAACTATTAATTCTTAATAAAATATTATGCCAGAAAAATTAACGTCAGAGGAATTAAAAAAAGTTAGACAAGCTTTAGATGCTTGAGTTTCTATTGATAGAATAAAAGCATCTATTCAAAGAATTAGACAAAAAGCTCCTACAGAAGAAGTTGTAACTACTGAAGAAGTTACAGTTCAAGCTCCGGAATGAAAAATAACAGAAGAAGTTACTCAGGTAGAAGGGGTGATTCCAGCTGGTAGAACTGTTCCTAAAATAACAGAAACATTATCAACAATAACATGATGAACTGTTTTATGATGAGCTGCTGAAACTGTTGCTTGATGAGTTGAGGAATTTATATCAGAACCATTAACTAAGTTTGCAGAGAAATCAAAAGTTGCAGCTGATTTTCTTACATCTAAAGCAACTTGAGAAGAATGAGTTAAGGAAGGTTGATTAAATGTATTAAAAAACGTTCTTCCATGATTAGCTAAAGAGTGAGCTGAGGCTATAGATTCTGTAGCTAATCCAATTGACACTCTTCAATGAATGACTGATTTAGCTCAATGATTAACTGATAAGTTAGTGTTTTGAATATTAGATACAGTAACATGACAAAAAACTAGAACTCAATCAGAACAAACTCAATTAATTGATTCTGTAGGTAAAGAAATAGGTGAAAAATATTGAACTCCTACAAAATTATGGAAGGCTTTTCAAGAAAATCCTGCTGTGTTATTAACAATAGCATTTAGTGCTATTAAAAAATCATGAAGAATAAAATTATCTGACGCACAAAAGGGGAAAGTTGAAAAACTTAGTGAAGAAGCCTCAGTTTTAACTGACCAATTCCTAAAGCCAACTAAAGATAAAACTACTAGATTAGCAGAAAAAGTTTGACCAGAAATGCTAGAAAGATGAATTGAATGAACTAGAAAAGATGTCCTTGCTGATGCTAAAGCTCAATTAGCTGATTTCTGAAAACAAATAGAAGAAATAAGAAAAGCTGATGGTATAAAATGAGAAATGAAAAAATCTGATTTATTAGATATATTAGATGAGGCAGCAGAAAGAGAATCTATTTTCTTGAATGAGTTATCTAGAAAACCAAAAGATAAATTAACTCCACAAGAAGTTGATATAATATCAGGACAAGAAGCTAAAGCTAAAGCAATGGAAGCTATTGCTGATCAAATATGAAATATGGATGCAGTAATTCCACTTGATAAATTAGATAGAGTAAAAAAAGCCTTTGATCAAGTATTAAATGGAACTGACGCTTCTCTAGACTCTTTTCAAAATAGTTTAAGAGTTGAGTTAGCTAATAAGATTAGATCAGAAATATCTAAATCTAATCCTAGTTTAGCTGGTGTAAATAAAGAATTTTCTTTTTATAAATGATTAGAAACTGTGTTAGAAGAAACTCTTAGAAGAGAAAAAGGTAAATTTGAATGAGGTTGAATTGAATCAAAAAGAAGTTGAAGGTTAAGAGCAGCATGAGCTTGATTAGGTTGAGCAACTTGAGCAGCGGCTGGATGATTTGCTTGAGCAGCATTATGAATATTAATATGAAGAGAAATAGCTGATAAAATAGATTCTGTATTATCTTCTCCTAAATTTAAAATAGTTTCAGCTAATAGAAAGAAAAAATTAGCAGACGCTATATCTAACTGAGATAAACAAGCTATTGAAAAAATATTAGATGTGATTATAGTGAACCAAGCAATACAGTTACCTCAACAAGACGAAGAGACAGTAGGCACTACAACTAAAAAAGTTGATTTCTTTAATAGATAAATTATAAATTATGTTAATATTATGAAGTATGGTTATGATATTATTTACCTTATATTTAATTAATCATTTATTAGGTAGGTATGATATCAATATAGTAATACATGAATGGAGATGATTTAAAAAAACTAAAAGTTATATAACTTTATGAAATATAAGTTTTTTTAATAATAGTATATTTAGAATGTTTAAAAATGCTTCAGCGAAGTTAGATGCAGCTTTATGATATAAACAAAATAAACATGGCTTTCAGACAAAGAAATAATAAAAAGAATTTAGCTCAAGATGCAATTAAGAAAGAAATCATTTTAAAGGCTCTAGAAGAGAAAACTACAGATGAAAGGGATAATCTTATCTCTTTTATGAAATGATTCTTTAAAGCTGAAAAAAATAGGGATTTTGATAGTAATTGGCACTATGATTTAATAGCAGATAAATTAAAAGGTGTTATTGAATGAAAGGTAAATAGGTTAATGATAAACCTTCCACCAAGACATTGAAAAAAAATATCGAATGATACTTTAATACCTACAATTAAATGATATAAAACTCATTGAGAATTACAGATTTGAGATAAGTTATTTTGAATTGATGGTAAAATTACAACTGTAACTCATTGTAGTGAAACTACAAACGATATAGATTTAGAGGTTACATTTGCTAATAAATGAGTAATTAAAGCACATAAAGAGCATTTATGGACTGTATTTGATAAAGGTTTAAATAAATACAGAACAATAGATACTCAAACAATGGTAAATGATTGATTAATCAGAAAGGATGGTAAATGAAATAGATTCTTAGTAGATTTTACAAAACCAGTAGAATACATTAAGAATAATTTATCTATCAATCCATATCTTTTATGATTATGGTTATGAGATTGAACTTCTGCAGATTGAAAATTAAATATGTGTGAAGAAGATTTAGATGTTGTTTTAAAAAAAGATTTCTGATTTGAGTTATGATATAGAATCAAACATAAAACAACTTGAGTTATAACTCAATATTTCAAATGATTAGCTACAAAACTAAGAAAATTGGAATTATTGAATAATAAACATATTCCTAATATCTATCTTCAATCAAATATTGAGGATAGAATGGAATTACTAAGAGGGTTAATAGATAGTGATTGAAGTATTGATAAATCTTGAAGAATTAGATTTATTAATACAAATATCAATATAATTAACTGAGTAAAAGAATTAGTTTCCTCTTTATGATTTAGAATTACAGAATATAAACCAAAAATTAATACATTCCATAGATTACTAAATGGTTATATTATAAAAGATACAAAACAATGTTATGTTGTTTGATTTTCTCCTTATGTAGAGGATATTTTTTCTCATTTACCTAGAAAACAAAAAAATGTAAAAAAATGTTTATATAGAAGAAATGCTATTATTTCAATAAACAAGATACCTTCTGTTTCTTGAAAATGTATACAAGTAGACAATAAAGATCATTTGTATCTTGTTTGAAAATCATATATCCCTACTCATAATACCGAGCTAATTACAAAATGTTTTCCTGTTTGGGCTTTATGAAGTAATCCTTATCTTGAAATAATATCTACTTCTTATTCTGCAACTCTAGCTCAAGAATTTTCTTCTGAAGCTAGAGATTACTATAATTCAAAATGATTTAATAGTATTTTTCCTAGAAATACCAAAATTAAAGATAGTCAGAATACAAAAGATTATTGGAAATTAGAAACATGAGGTAGTTATTACGCAACAGGTTCAGGTTGATCCATAACTTGAAGGTGAGCTTCAATCTTCTTAGTAGATGACCCACTAAAACCAGATGAAGTAGATTCTGATATAAAAAGAATCTGAATCAATAACTGGTTTGAAAATACAGTAGTTTCAAGATTAAATAATCCTAAAAAAGATTCAATAATAATTATTATGCAAAGATTACATGATAATGACCTATGTTGATTCCTAAGAGAAAAAATGGATGACTGAACTTGAGATGAATGGGATATAGTAAATTTACCAGCAATAGCTGAAGAAAAAGAGGAGTTTACTCTTTCTGATTGAAGGGTTGTATGAAGAGAAATATGAGAAGCTTTGTTTCCTGCTAGATTTGATTTAGAGGTTCTTGCTAAGATTAGAAAATGAAGAGAATTAATATTTTCGTGTCAATATCAACAAGATCCTATATCTAAAGAGAATCAAGAATTTCATGAAGAATGGTTTAAGTATTATAAATGAACACCTAGTGAACAATGAAGAATATTTACCACTACTGACCCAGCTTTTAGTAAAAAGAAATCTGCTGATGACAGTGTTGTAACTACAGCTAAATTTGTTTGAGATGAGATGTACATATTGGAACAAACTGTTTGAAAATATGACCCAGCAGAACTAGAGGATATAATGGTGAATCATATCAAGAAATGGAATCCAGAAAAAATCTGAATTGAATCAATAGCGGCTCAGGTTACAATTACTTTTTCTTTGAGGAGAAGATTGAAAAAAGAATGAATATACAAAACTGAAATTGTAGAAATTAGACAAAAGGAAGATAAATGAGCAAAAATAAGATCACTAATTCCTTTATATAGAAACTGACTAATACACCATAAAGAAGATATGAGATGAGAAAAACTTGAGTCTCAGTTATTGAAATTTCCTAGATGAAGACATGATGATTGTCCTGATTGACTTCAAATGCTTTTATATTTATATGAACTTCAACCAAATGTATGAATGAAATATAAAATGCCTAAAATTAAATATACAGCAAACTGAATGCCTGTTATAGTTAAATAATTTGCAAAGAATAAAAATTATATATAATAAATTTATATCACTAAAAAATAAATATATGACTGCTTTTACTCCTACAAAAAAAGAACAAAAAGAAATTCTTTGATTTATTCAAGAGAACACAGACCTATTTAAAACTCAAAGTTCTAGATATAGGGAGCAAATGTTGCAAATATATGAATCATTATCAACCTTTGAAATGCCTGATACATGAGATGTATTAACTAGATTTAAGATTAATAAAGCTCATGAGGTTGTTAGAAAAGTAGTTCCTAGATTAATAGCTAGAAGTCCAAGATTCCTAGTAAGCACTAGAACTGATTTATTTGATGCTTGAGATGAAAAAAAGACTGGTAAAGATAGAACGGAAATGTTGGAAAAACATAATCTGTATGCTAAGGCTACTCAAGATTATTTAACTTCAGTATTTGAAGATACTTGATTTAGAGAAAGATTAAAATATTGGGCTGTAAACATGCTTACATATTGAAATTCATTTGCTCAAGTTATTCCTAAATATAAAGTTCAAAGAAGTAAAGATTGAAAATGAAAAGTAACTGAAAAAGTTATAGAAACTTTACCTACAATAGATATAGCTAGTTGGACTGAAATGTATTATGATCCAAGATATAAAATTCTTGAAGATATGCCTGGTTTGTTTAGAATTAGAAAAAGAGTTAGAATGCAAGATATTTTGTTTACTGATTGATATTTTAATACAGAAGAAGCTAATAATTTAGCTTGAACTACTTTTGATTCTATTGATAGTTATGCATCTTCTATTTTTAATATTACTTGAATATCAGATATAAAAGTAAAACAATGAATAGACAAAAATAGTATCGAATTGCAAGTATATGAATGAAAATATAGTCTAACTTGAGAAGCTAAAGATGAAAGAATGTATGAATTTGTGTCTATAAATTGAACTATTCTAATATGAGCTAAAGAAATAACTAAATTATCTTATGTTGATATTAAATGACACGAAGATCCAGAGGTTTTTTATTCTGTTTGATTAGTAGCTCCTATATTATGAGTTACAGATGAGTTAAATTTTCAAAAGAATGCTCAGGCTACAGCTATGAGTAAATCATTAAATAGATCATATTTATGGTCTCCAGAGAGTTGAATAGATCCAGCTAGTTTGGTTTCAGATAAACCTTGAAATATTATCGTATGTACAAATGGAGTAGAGGCTGCTGAAAGAAATTTCAGAGAACAAAAAGATAATCAATTACCAGCTCAATATTTCAGTAATGTTAATGATTATAATAGAGATATTCAAGCGTTATCACATACTACTGATGTATCTCAACCAGGATGACAAACTGCATTAACAAATACTGCTACTTGAGCCAGAATAAGTTTCTTTGAATCAAATTCAGTTATATGAGAATTAAGAAAGAATTTTGAAAAATGAGTTCAAGAATTAGCATATACTATTCTTGATTGGACAGTAAATAATATAGATAAAAATATTACACTTAAAAAATTAGATAGTTGAGAATTTTTAAAGTTAAATGTTGAAGCTATAAAAGATGCTATAGAGAGATATGATATCACAATAGAGGCTAATTCATCAAGTTTTGATGATGTAGAAAACAGAAGAGCTGACGCTCTAGCTGTTAAAAATATAGCAGTAGAAGGAGCTGCTAATTGAGCTAATATAGATATGGATGATATTTTCAGAAAAGTATTTAGTACGTTTGAATGATATGAGGATTGAGTAATAAAAGAAAAAGAAGAATGAGGACTTTGAGACTTATTATGATGAGGATGAGAATTAGGTTGAGAGGTAACTTGAAAAGCTTGAGCTAAAGTTGAATTAAATCCAGCTTTAGATGCCGCATGATTAACAGAGCAAGTAGCTTGAGGTAATTTAAACATAACTTAAAAACAAAATGTCTACAAGTATATTGGATGATATTCAAGAATATCGTGAGAGAAAAATATTAGAAAATAATATTATAGTTGCAGATAAAGGTTTTTTGCATAATATAGACAATATTAAGAAGATTAGAAATACTGCTTGATATTCAATGATAAAAGATTATTGGACTAGAGAATTTAATGATAATTTAGAAAGAATTCAAAACGTTAATGCTTCAAGAATTGAGGAAGTAGCTAAAGCTCAGGCTAAATTAGAATTATCTAAAAAATTTCTAACGTTTCTGTCTTCTTATGAAAACCCTTTGTCAACACAAATAAAGAAAAATTAATTCCTATTGCTTATCAATTTATATTGATAGGTAATATGGAGATGATTTCTCCATATATTTTTTAACATTTTATGTATGTCGGAGTTAGATAAAAAGGTTGAACAAACTCAGGAATGAGATTCGACTGGTTCGGATAACCAACCAACAAACAGTACTTTCTCAGTAAATGGGCAAGATATGACTTGAGAACAACTTTTAGATAGTTACAATAACTTACAAAAAGAGTTTACTCAAAGAAATCAAAAAACAGCTGATGAAAAGAAGAACCCTTGAGATGTAGAATTGGAACAGACTAAAAAAATCCTAAAGGATATGGGTTTTGCTACCAATGAAGAATTAGACGAATTTAAGACCTTTAAGTCTGATATTGAGTCTAAGCAATCTAAGGATGCAGAAGACAAAGAATTTAATGATTTTACTTCTGAATTTAAAACGTTAAGTGAAACTCAAAAGGTTATACTTAAAGATTTAAAACAATTACACAAGGATAAGGATTATTCAGAAATTCTTAAAACTACATGATTCATAGATCAAGCTCAATTAGAGAAGTCTAAATGAAATTCTAAAGTTTTATGAGGTAATATTTGACTTCCTCCTACTAAAGACAAAGAGGAAAATATAATGGATAGACCAAACGTTAAAAAATTCTGAATGCTTTCATCTGATGAATATAAAAATAGGATGAAAAGTGTTTGATTATAAAACCATTTTAATTTAATAAAATAATAACATGGCAAAAAAATTTAAAATTGTAGATTCTACTGCTATAGATAATACTATTGTATTAGAAAAAGCTTCTGCTACAGTTATTCCTGCTGGTAGTTTAGTTGCATTAGATACTGGATTAGCTATAGTTGCAGTTGCTGCTTCTACTGCTGTTGCATATTGTGAAGGATGAGCTGCTGATTGAGAAACTATCGCAGTAGTAAATAATGATGAAAATTTAGTATTAGAAGGTACTGCTGATGCAAACTTTGCTAAAACTAATAGAGGTACAGAAATAGATATTACTGATGCTCAATTAATTGATCTAGGAACATCTACTACTGATGTATTAAAAGTATTACCATCTGAAAATGCTGGTACTGTTGATTCTACTGACAAAGTTAGAGTTGTTATAAACAAAACTCTATAATTTATTTTAACTATATAATATAATATATTATGATTACTAATTTTCCAGCTCATTTAGATGAGAAAGTAAAAGCTAGTTTTGTACAATACTCAAAAGAGGCTGTTGAACAATCAGTTTTTTCAAAAATGTTTAATGTAAGTAATTCAAACGATTACTCTAAAGGGTATACTTCTACTGAAGGTGGTGATGAAGTTGCTTATTTTAATGAAGATGAAAATCTTAAAGACATTAAAAACGAAGAAGGTTATGAAGTTGTTTCTACTTCTGAAGAATTTGGTTGAAAAATCACAATTTCTAAAAAAGAAAAATTAAATGCTAAAGATGAAACTACTTTATTTAATAAAATAGTTGATGAAAAAGTTCCTCTATTAATGAATAGAATGAGAATGTTTATCGAAAGACAAGGTGTGAAATTATTAAACGATGGTTTTGCAGGTGCTGAATTTTTAGCTCCAGATGGTAATGCTATATTTGCTGCTCATACTTGGAAATCAACTGGTGCTACTTTTACTAACAAACACGCTTCTAATATTGTTGCTGGTGAAGCTGCGCTTACTGCTTTAGAAGCTTACTCTGGTGATTTTAAAGATGCTAATTGATTAGAATTTCCTATTAACTTAAATACTCTTTGGGTTAAGAAAGGTTGATCTGCTTCTGTTTCATTTAGAAAAACTTTAGCTGGTGATAATAAATTAACTGCTACAACTATCGGTGATGTAAATATTTACAATAATGGTACTTATACTTTGATTGAAACTCCTTACATGACTTCTTCTACTGCTTGGTTTGCTCAAGATAGAGGACAAGACAATTCATTTGTAATGGACTTCATCCAAGATCCAATGCTAGAAGATAGAATTACAAGAGAAAATCTAACTGATGTTTTCCCTTCTTCTGCTTCATTTAGATTTGTAAACGCAGTTTTACCTATCGACTGGTATGGTTCTGATGGTTCAGGTTCTTAATCTTATTTAATTAAAATCATAACGTTATGTGAAATTTCATTAAAGTAGGTAAAAGATTTGTATCAACAAAAGAATACCTAAAACTAAAAAAGGAAGAGGCTGAAAAATCTCAAACAGAAGAAACTACTCCTAAGAAAGTAGAAGAAACTACTCCTAAGAAAGTAGAAGAAACTGTTGAAGATATGGAAACCTTAATTGCCGAATATAAAAAGTTATTTGGTAAGAATCCTCATCATATGATTAAAGCTGAAAAGCTTAAAAAATTAATTGATGAAAAGAAGGCAAAATAGCCTAAACACTTAAAGAGGCTTGAAATATAGCCTCTTTTAATTTTATTTAAATAAATAACACTATTATGAGTAATAGAACTAACGCTAAATATAATCTAGGAACTTTTTCTGCTAATTGAGTAAGTGTAATGCAAAATTCATGAGAATTTAGAACATCTACTTTTACACTTATAGCTACATGATTCACATGAACTGTAAAATTTTATGCTTCAAATAAACAAGATAGCATAGCACCAGACTTATCTGTAGCTGCGTCATCTTCTAATGAATATTCTGTTGTAAGGTCAATAGATCTACAAGATTGAACGGCATTAGATTGAGCTACATGAGTAGTATTAAGTACGTCTAGTTCAATATTAAGATATGAGATTAATGATAATAATAATAATTTTATATGAGTAAAAATATCTTCACGTACAGCCTGAAGTATTGAAATTAAATTATGAATGGTTAATAATCAATAATATATTATCAATATGTGAAAAAAACAATGATTATATAATAGTATAGATAAATTAGAATGATATAAACTTGGATTGGAAACAACTATATCTACATTAAAAGCTGGTATAGTAATTTTACAAGAAGATAGAAACTCTTTAGCTAAAGACGTTAAAGTCGACCAAGAAATAATTAATTCAAATTCATCTAAAAATAATTTAATAAATATTGAGAATATAGAATTAACAAAGAGTAATTCAGCTCTTTTGATTGAGAAAGATAATTTAATTAAATCTATATCAAATTTGAATATAGTTAAATCAGATATAGATAAAGAAATATCTAATTCTAATAAAATGAAAGATTCTATATGTAAAAAAATAGAAGATTTATTATCTGAAGAACAAAGTTTAATATTTAGAATCTGAGAAAAAAGAAAGAAATTTAAAGCATTAGAGTTGGAGGGTATTAATATATCACAAGCAATAACTAATTTAAATACTAAAAAACAAGACATTTTGTTAGATTTGGAGAACTTTAATAACAAAAAGGATTACTATATAGAGAAAGAAAGAGAACTCTCTGAAAAGGAATTAAATTTAATCCAAAAAGATAAAAGATTAAAGATTAAAGAAATTAGGCTAATAAACCTAAAGAAAGATTTATTTTCTAAAAAAAATAAAAATGGCTAGAACCTGAAACGAGCTATCTTCAGAAGAGATTATAGCTGTAGAAGAATTAAATGATATAGATAATAATTCCCTTATATATAAGGATAATAATTGAAATTATCAGAAAATAACATTATGAGCTGATTGAGAAGTACTAAAAAGTAATTGACCAGCTGTAGCTCCATGATTTTGAGAATGATGAACTTGAGATGTAGTATGACCAGCTTCTGCAGTAGATGAAAATATTGCTGTATATGATAGTACAACAGGTAAGTTAATTAAAGACTGAGGTAAAACTATTACACAAACTTTAGATAGAGCTAATCATACTTGAACGCAAACAGCTTCAACTATTAGTGATTTTGATGACTGAGTATGAGCTGCTACAAATATTACTGGTTTAGTTTCTTGATGAGAAATTACAGTAAATGCTTGAGATGACAGCCTATTAGATCAATCTGAAGCTGTTTATTATATGCAATGAGATAGATATGTAGAACCAGAAGATATTTGATTTGCTAATTGACTTTTAGTAGGTGAAACAGCTAGAAGATATTGATTTGATGCTACCTGAAGAACTTCACAAGCTTGAAATTATAGTGACGCACAAAAACAAACTATATTACCAATAGCTAGAATAAATTCTGTTCAATGAGAAAGTTGACCTACAGCTTCTATTCAGAATCCAATAGACCAAAGATTTTTTATTGACCAAGAAGGTTGGAAAAAAAGAAAAGAAAGAGAAAATGTATTTTTAGCTTTATATACAGAAACTGGTTGAGAGTTTACAGAAAGTTCTACTCCATTACAAGTTAATCAAGCTGCTTGAGTATTTTATGATGCACAAGGTAAAGAAGTTATTGTATCACAAGAAGATAATATTACAGCTAGTTATGCTTATTGGGATTGAACACCTAAAGTAGATGCAGAAGCAACATTAGTAGTGAACACAACTCAATTCAATGATGGTGCTTCTTTAGAAACAATGACTGATAACTACTGGAAAGTAGATACATTATTAAAAACATCTAAGGACTCTAATGAGTTTATTGTAGTTTTATGAAATTGAGAATATGCTACACAAACAGAAGCAGAATCTGCACAAATAAATTATGCATTTTTTACTAATGAATCTGAATCTACATTTATTGAAGTAGCTAGATTCCTTATAAGGAAAAACAATACTAATATTAATAGAGTAGTTAATGATATAGATAGAATAAAAGGTAATCAAGTTGTATCTACTTGAGTTACTCCATTATTACCAACTGTTTCAAATCCGACTGAATTAGTTAATTATGAAGATGCTTTTAGACATTTTACAAGTGGGTCTATTACTTATTGAGCTGAAATAGATGATAAAGAAGATTGAACATTTGATTTAGCAGAATGTGAAGTTGCTCTTAGGGTTAGTAATGATGATGATTCTACATTAGCTGTATATAAAGTAGCTGCTGCTCCTTGACAAACCCCAGCAGATAATGAAGTAACTTATTATTATGTAGATTATAATTCTTGAGATCCAGTTTGGGTTTCTTGAACTGATATATATGCTTATAATGGTACTGATAAGATGCAAGCTTATACTATTTGAAGAAGAGGAAACTCTTTATTTATAATAGATGCAACAAAACAATCAGTAGATTGAAATAGAAAATGAAGAAGAAGAGATTTAGAATGGGACGGTAGTATCCAAAATGGTTATTGGCACGCAAGATGATGAAGTGTTACAACTGCTTCTTGATTAAATCCAATACTTTCAGCAGGTAAATTCTATTACTGATATTCTCCAATAAGTCATATAGGTTTTGATACAACAGTTGGTTGAACAGCAAACGCAAATGTATTTGATTATTATTACGATAGAGCTTCTTATACTTATACAGTAGATAGTAAAGCAATAAATAATACTCAATATGATTTAAACTGAACATTAACATCACTTTCGCCTAATAGATATAGAGCAGATTGGGGTTATGTAGTATTATGTTGAACTACTCCTAGATTTGTTATTATAATGTGAGATGCACAATATACTACGTTAGCTTGAGCTCAATTAGCTCCATTACCAGCCACAGTTCCTTGATTTATGGATTGAGTATGAGTATTAGTTTCACAAGCAGTAGCACAAGAATGAACTTCTACATTAACTGTTACACCAGCTTTCTGAAGTGCTTTTACTGCTTGAGCTTCAAGTTCAGATCATACTATACTTGGAAACTTAGGTTGGACTGGTTCTTGACATACAGATTGAATAAACTCAATAGCTTGATTTGATTGAGGTTGAGCTGCGGCAAGTTATACATTAAGTTGAACTTGAACAGTCTTACCTACAACAGTAAATCCTACATTTACTACTCCTGCGTTATGAACTCCTAGTGCTTGAGTATTAACTAATTGTACTTGACTACCTATAGCTTGATGAGGTACTTGAGCTTCTACAGCTTCTTGAGCTAGAACTAATTTAGATGTAGACCAAGCATGAACTGATAATTCAACAGATGTAACTTTAGCTTGAACTCCAAACTATATTACAATAGCTTGACAAGTAATTACAAGAGCTTTAATTAATCTTACATCACATATTACTGGAATATTACCAATAGCTAACTGAGGTACTAATTCAAGTACAGAATCTTGAGCAAGAACAGCTCTTTGAGTAGCTATATGAAGTGATGTACAAGCTTATGATGCTGATATTGCTACTAATGATTCTACAACAACATTCACAAATAAAACATTTGATGCTAATGGTACT